AGGGTGATGGCACGGTCTCGTTCTTCTTCTTCTTCTTCTTCTTCTTCTTCTTCTTCCCAAAGTCGCCTCGCCTCCGCTTCCTTTTCTTCAAAGTATCTCGCTTTTTCTTCCAAAAAAGCGTCTACAGACTTGGTTGTTTTACCTCTTGCCATCCAATACCTCCTGTGCTTTTTGTATACATTGTGGGCAGAATAGGGATACACGAGTGGGATTCTCGTGTACCACTACTCGCCAAGTCATCGCGTGTTCTTTTGATTTGGGGTCAAATGCGGCGTCACACGCTGAACATGTGTCTGGGCGGTGTTCGAAGCTGGAAATTTTTTGGGCGAGTTTCTCGTTGCCTTTATTCTTCTTTTTGAGTCGTCGCCGTTCTGCTCTATTCATAATCGTTCCATACCCGTGATGCGTGGGGTCGGGTATGCCGACTGTCGAAACACTACCACCGCTGATGGAAAAGGTGCGGAGTTAGTCTCGTCTCCAAACTTGATACGACCACGAACAAAACGAATCTCGTCTGCTTTCATCACATAGTCATGCCAATACTTGGTATCGGTGCGAGCAGGAATAAGCATAACAACTGTCGTGCCGTCCTTTTGTCCTTCTTCATACGCTTTCTTAACCCAGTCTTTTAGATTGCGTCCATAAGGTGGGTTTAGGAACACTCGGTTACCAGACCAGTCCTGGGACAGTGAATTGTCCGCTTCGGTGTAATGGTTGGCAACCTTGTAGTTGTCAGACGATGCGGCGGCATCCAAGGTAAATGGACCAAAGACGCCGTTCAACTTATCAAAGAAAGATTGGGGTGTAGCCCAGTCATTTGACTTTGAACTAAACATTAGTTTTGTTGTGTTTTTATCCACCTGTGCTCCCAAGGGCTCCATCGCCACGATCTGAAATAGTAATTGGCTCATGGTACAATTCACCCTGAATAGGATATGGGCGGAATGCAACAACCGGAATCATCACAAGTTGTGCGATCTTGTCACCATAGCGAATCATTTGAGGACTATGGCCAACATTGTGAAGATTGATGAAAACTTCTCCGTCATAACCAGAGTCAATTACGTGCGCGCCGACCATCAGTCCGCGCTTGGCTGCGATGCTTGAGCGGTTCATTACTTGGAGCATGTGACCGTGAGGAATCCCAAACTTTAGACCAGTTGGGATAATCGCAGATTCGCGTGGCTCGATTACAATTGGGTCTCTGAGATTAGCGTACACGTCCAATCCAGCATCAGATGGGTTGGAGCGTGTAGGCACCTTTACATATTCATCAAGTCGCTTATACTGAATAATCACGCTTCCTCCTCGTCATCGCCGGAGAGCATCTTGAAGTTGTCATAAACGTCGTCAATGTTTACCTTGCCCTTGAACAGACGGTAAGCCTTCACAGCCGCACGGATCTCGTCGGTGTTAAGCCAGCCCTGCTCACGGTAT